CTCGCCCTGGTTAATATTGCCAGTGCCATTATTAGCGCCAGTATTATCGATAGGCTCGATAGCCGAGGATTCATCGAGCGCGGCCAAACGCTCGGCCGCTCTAATTTCGTCAATAGTCATGGCCCGCTGACCGGTGACCGGATCGAGGATATTAAAGAGCACATTATAAGCGCCAACGCGCTCTTGGAAATTCGGCCGGACATATTCGTCGCGGTTTAGCTCGATGCTTTGCGTGCTCGGCAAAGCCCAATGACTAATAGCCTCGGTGACGGTAGCGGCTTTCGGGCGTAAATAGGCACGCCAATGGAAATCGTAAATACCCTCGGCGTTCCGGTAGGTCATGGAGCGGTCGCCAGTCGGCAATCCCATTAATAGGGATGGGACGCCTAGCAGCGTGGATATTCTGATTTCATCGAACGCTCGCAATTCCATTAGCGCCATATCTTTGGGCGAGAGCGTTAACGGCGTCAGGGTAACGCCGCCGCCTAATACGGCCGGGGCACCCATGGCCGATAAACGAGCATTAACAAATGCCGTCCGCATATCCTCGGCTTGCGGCTGCGTCAAATTACCGGGCGCGGTTAGGACGCCCCAAGGAATTCCGCCTCTGGTGGCGAGATTCATCTGGTATTGCTCGAGCGCGGCCACGCCAAAGAGATTATTCGCCAGTGCCGCTAATGGGCCGAAACCATGTGGCACGCCCGGCCAGGAGCAATAACGCAAATGCAAAACGTCCTCGGTAATATCGACGCCCGCCATTTCGTATTCTCTCGTTTGCCCGTGCATTTCAATATCCACCCAACCAGGGTTGAGCATGACAAATTGCCGCACAGTGCCATCGGCGTACCTCGAGGTCGCCCATAAAAAAGCCTCGCCCGCGCCCCAATAGCACATCCATATTTCTTTCATGGCTTCCGTCCAGCCATTATAAACCTCGGGCTGCGGATTATTCATCCAGGGCAGAGCGCCAATAACCTCGTCGCCTAAAAGGCGATAGGGCGGCATGGTGGAGAGTATGGAGCTATTTAAATCGATGCAGCCAAATACCAGGCTGACGCGGCCCATTATCTCATCCAGCCCGACCGCGCCGCCCCAATTCGGCGTGCTCCATTCCACGGGCCAGCCCGACCATGGCATTACTGGCGGCGTGGTAATTCCGCCCGTCATGGGTAATGGAGTGCCCGCGGGATACATAACATGGTAATTGCCAAAACCCTCGGAGGCATTCGGCCCGACGCTGACGGGTGGGGGCGGCGGATTTATATTAGGGTTGGGCGTCCAGCTTCGAGGGTCATCAAAATCAGAGCGCTTGTGCCGTTTATCGGTAACGTGAATTCCTGATTCAGTCAGATAATCCAAGCTATTTCCCCTTGACGCGCCGATCATTGGATTTGTGTAGCTGCCCTGATGTTTTAGCTCTCGACGTATTATCTGGCACCCCGCTAGCCGGATTTGGCCGCGGTTTGCCCGATTGCTGTTTAGGAGCGGCTTTGGTAGGTTTTGCAGGCATTTATCGTTTCCTCGCTTTATTTGAACTACTCCAGCCCTTACCAGGACCGGAGCGCATCCTAGCTTTAGGGGCGACGTGACGGTGCGATCCCGAGGTATTGCGCTGCGCGCTCCTCGAGGCGGCATTTCTGAGCGTGCGTTGCCGCTGGCCCTCGCTAATCCCGGCTTTTCTGGCTTGCGCTTTAGTGGGAATTGGATATTTACGCTGTTTGGGATACGCAAATGCCGAATTAGGCAGAGCCTTCCGCTGTTTGCTGGTTAGTGCCATAATGTTAGTTAACTACCATGGCACCTGGCGAGCAAGGCAGCGGTGAAACGTAAATTGGCTGGTCGGGCGGCTGCGCTCCCCGAGATTCCCGTTGCTGGCAGCCCTAGCATTACTCGGGACATTTCAATTACAGAGTGTCATCCCGACCAGCCAATTAGATAATAGCAGCGCGACCGATAAACTCCGCGTAGGCGGGCGGGACGGCTTCCACTAATTCCCGGTCGGCCATCCAATTAATGCCCATGGCGTCTTTGCGCTCCTGACCGGTGCCATTTCTGCCTTTAGGGGAATTACCGGGATGCCCGGCTACCGTGGTGTATTCCAATGGGTGCGAATAATGGATGGGTTCGACCACACTAAAACCCGATAATTCAAACGAGCGATGCCGAAATAAAGGCAAGTCAAACATGGTGCCGCATAATATGGCGTCGGACCTGATAGGGGCCAGTGGTACATTCTCCATGCACCATTTAGCGTCGGTTTGCTCGAGCATTTCTCGCACAGGCGTAATGAGGTCAGGGTATAAATGGGCGGTATTTCTCTGCTTGGCGCCATTTACCCAACGCTGGCAGGGGCAACTCGCCCAAATAAAGTCGAATCGACGGAGGAAATCGAGGCCGAGAGATAAAACGTGGGCTTGCAGGAATGGATAAGGGTAATTGGGCTGCGGGTTAATGTCCACACCGAATACCGAATATCCCGCCAGGTGCAAGCCATAACTTGCTCCTCCCGCGCCACAACATAAGTCGAGGGCATATTTAGTGATTTTATTTTCCCCATTTCTGTTGCCAGCCCTCGATATTATTGGTGCAGAATACGGCGGCTTTAATCGGTTTCAGATCAGGGCGTCGCACTGGAACCCAAATAGCTACGATCCATGAGCCGTCGATGCGCTGTTGTGGTTCGGCTAATTCAATTACCAAGCCGTTAGTCACGTTGCCGCACCATATAGGTCACGCCCTCTTGGAGTTTTTGCTTGCCAATCCAGTTAAATGCGGCGTGCTCGGTCCAAAAACGTATCCACGGCAAGGGAATTTCAATTCCCGAGTGCTCGCCTTTTACCACGATTATCCAGCGTTTACGCATTTTTGTTCCAGCGCGCTCGCATTTCCGTGGTGGCTTGGGGTTCTCGGGGTTTATTGCTGGCGATATTAGCGTGATCCTTGGGAATTTGCCCTTGATAGAGGCGGGTTTTGCAATCGTCGCAATAAACACATCGGCCTATTTGCTTCCAGGTGTGCGAGGCGTGGCGTCCTAATTCATTATCGAAAGCCTCGAGGGCTTTAATGATGGCTTCGCGATTATCCATGTTAGTTAACTACCAGACGACCGGGACAATTTCTTCGACGGCGGTTAATGCTCCCCATCGGGCCAGTGTAGCAGCTATTAATGGGGTGATATCGGATTTGCCGCGGCGTTGCCACGCCCATTGGTCGCCTACTTTCCTTTTGCTGGCATTAACCACGGCATCGGTCAGACGATAATCGCCGCGGTGGGATAATCTGGCGTGCCGGGCGGCATCGTGGAAATCACCGCACGCCCTGGCTAAATCGGTAAATGGAATCACTCTGACGCGGTGATTGCCGTTAATATCAGCCGTAAGACGCTCGAGTGCCGGGATGGCAGACCCGGCAGGAGAACCTCGATCAATTATGATTTTTCCTCTCCATGTATTCGCAACCTCGGCGGCTCTCGTTATTAATCGCTCGAGGTCGCTGCCCGTGTCAATTACTTCCAGCGGAGTTATTTGCACGCCGTCTACGTCTATTTCACCCGCCACTACCAGGGCACCGGCGTCGCGCTCGGGAGTTAAATCCAGCCCAAAGGCTAATTTCTCGCCCACATGGTAATTATCATTGCGGCAGGAGGCCCAGGTGACTTTATCGATGCCCGCTAAATCGCTCGAATCCATCCAGACGTTTAGGTGCTCGCGGAAGAAAGTGTCGCGATCCATGGTTAATGCGCCATCGGATAATGCCGTCTGCAAAACGCCGCCGGGCCAGCCCAAAGAGGGATTAGCCTCGCCCCAAGCTCGATAATCGAATTGGTCGCAGTCGGGATCGGTCGGCGACCATTCAAACCAGCACATAGTCGAGGCGGAATTATCCACCTCGAGCCTGCCTACGTCTGTGTAATGGCGCCATAAACCGCTACGGGAATTACCGGCATTGGACAATATCCAGACTTGAGCGTGAGGTCTCGCGGCCATGGTGGGTTGAATAGCTCCTATTACTTCCATGGATTCGTGGGCATGTGCCTCGTCAATAACCGCTAAATCAATCGAGAGCGAACGAGCCGCCTTTTTTCCGCTCGGCGTTACCGGCATATATCGAGAGCCATTTTCCATATGGAGGCATTCTCGATGGTTGGTACGGTCTATTCGCACCACGCGGTCGGCAAATGGTGTGGCTAAAAGTAATTCGCAATGCTCCTCCCATTTTGTGTGCGCCAATCCCCGGTCCTGGGCGGTATAAGCCACGGTTTGCCGCGGCGCAATTAATTGGCGGGCAATTCGGGTGGCGACCATGGTGGTTTTACCATTTTGTCGGGCCACGCCAACGCCAACCGTGCGATAACTCGGGATTTTATTGGAGGGGTCATATTCTCCGGCCACGTCGCAGACATAGCATTGCCAGGGGAAGAATTCCCATCCCAATAAATGCGCCACCTGTTTATCGAGTGGCCCACGCGTAGGGCGATTTAATTGGCGAGCCGTGCCCCATCGAGGCTCGCTGGTTAATGGTTTATCGGTTATTGCCATCGATATTATTGGGGTCTAGCTCGCGAGCAATTCGCTCCCAAGGGTCGTCGGTTTCCTCGACAGTATCGATACCCTGCAATTCTTCCACGCTGACAATAAGGGTGGAACGCTCGAGGCGTGCCCCTATTTCGATTAGTCGGGCGATTAGCGATGGGTGCATGGCTTGAGGGTCCAATAAATCCAGTGCCAGCATGGCTTTATTAATAGCCTTGCGTCCCGCCTCGCGGTGTAAACCATGCATTTGCCGAATAGCCTCTAATCGTTCCCGGTCCTCGACGCGGTGGCAGGCGTCGTCCCAGGCTTCCGCTCTTTCTCGCCAATTAAACTTGCTGGCCCATAATCGGCAATTACGCTCCGAATATTGTAATTGCTCAGCCACGCGGGCTAAATTGCGTTGGGTGGGAATTAGATCCCGATAAACCCTGAATGCCCCATGGGCCTTGGCTGGTTCGCCATCGAGCCGGTCCCATAATTCAATGGGCATTTCATATTCGGTTTCGTCATATTCAATATCCGTCACCATCGCCTCGAGGGTTTGGGTAATAGGCGCATGACCTTGGGTTGCCATGCTATTTTGGCGGCTTGCCGTTGCTGGCAAGGTTTACAAGCCGGGATTAAATGGCAGCATCCCGAGTTATTGACGTGAGTGTGCTTGGCAATGGGTGGCTCATGGTCGGCCGTGGTCGCCAGGTCGCCATTACATGCGAGGCGTAAAGCGCAGGCTGGCCCGCCCGCTAATAGCATGGCACGCTCACGCTGATACCAATAGCCATACGGCGACCCGGCTCGAGGCATGCCGCGCAGGATACATGGTTAGGCCCTGATACACAACGGATGCCCAACCAGGCGGCGACGTTAGTTAACTAACACGCACTGATGAATGATCTGCATTTACCAGCTACTAGATATTGCCATGCCAGAAAACCCTTATTCTATAAGGGTTATTTCCATTAAGCCTCGAGCCTAATGGTTTATGGCATTAGTCGCTAATACGTTTATGGTATTAGTAATTAGTCGCGACCATAATTCGATTAATGGATAATCGATAAATCCATTAACTCGTCGGGGTTATTATCAGTGTGGGAAAAACCCTTATAGTATAAGGGTTATTTGTGCGAGGCCAGGGCGCTCGAGGTTTATGCCTGATGAATAGCCAACTAATAACACCCCTATTGCACGGCGGGTTATCCTCCCGTTGGGCAAGGGGATCGCGACGGGGGTTCTCGGGCTGGTTTCTGGAGGCGAACAGGCGTTCGAGAAATATGCAAAAATTTTGGATTTTTTTTTTCAAATTTCTGAGGGGCAA